CAACCACTCAAGCCGGCCGAAGGTTTCGCGCTCTCTCATGCGCCGCCTCAGCATGGGCTCGATGGCCTTCTGGATCACGCCGGCCTCACCGAACCACGCAAACGGCTTGTGCCGCTTCATCAGGTCTATCTGCCGCTCGATCCAGACATCCGAGCTTGTCTGCCCGCGCCAGCCATCCAAGCGGTACAAGTCGCCGTTCGGCGCCACACCCCACACCCGATGCACGGTGTAGTCGCCGCCGCCATCGGTCACGGCGTAGTCGCTTGTGCCGTAGATATGCAGCTCAGGCCGTGCGCGCCATTCCTTGAACCATGCACGCTGGAAATAGGTGCCCTCTTCGCTGCTGGGCTGCTGCTGATACAGCGCATGCCACGAGCGCCGGTCGCGCTTGGCGACTTCCACCATGTCATCGGTAAACCACTCGGCCCACAGACGTTCGCCCGGTTTTCTGCCCAGCGGATCGCCCGGCAGCGCCTCCATGGCAATCTCGATCAGGTGCCAGCGGTCGCGCTCGCGCTCAAGAATCCGGCCGCCTAAGTCGTCTTCGTGCCAGCGGGTCATCACGACAATCTGCCGCGCGCCAGGCTTCAGGCGGGTCAACAGGTCGTTGGTGTACCAGTCCCACGCCTTCTCTCGGCTGCGCTCGCTGTCGGCGTCCTCGCGGCTCTTTACCGGGTCGTCGATCAACGCAAGGTCAGCGCGGCGGCCTGTGATGGAGCCTCCAACGCCAGCCGCGAAGTATTCGCCGCCCTTCGTGGTGTCCCATCGGCCGGCGCTGCTGCTGTCTTCCGCGACTCCGCTGCCGAAAACGCGGCCAAACTCGCTAGACGCAACGATGTTGCGCACACGGCGCCCAAAGCGCTCTGCAAGCTCTTGCGTATGGCTGGCCGCGATAACCGACAACTTCGGGTTGCGGCCCATGAACCAGGCGGGGAACTCCACGCTTGCATAGGTGCTCTTCGCGCTGCCCGGGGGCATGCACACCATCAAGCGCTGAATCTCTCCGCGCTCTACGGCCTCCAACTTCTCAATCAGCAGTGAGTGATGCCGCGCTGGCCGATAGCCCGCGTCTCGGTACTCAATGAACTGCGCCAGGCCCGTCTGCGCCGCCAGCCTGCGCTTTATCTCCCGCTCTAAGGTCAGCAACCTCGGCTGCAAGTTCGGCAAGGCTCATGCTCTCCACGTTCTTGCTGACATGGACGGTCTGGTCGGCCTTGCCATCCAGCCGATCCGCCAACAGGGCGATGGCCCATGGTTTGCCGTCGGCCGCAGCGTTTAGCAATGCGTCCGCCGCTTCGCGCAGCTTGTCGCCGTCTGCCTGCGCGATTGCTCGCCTTAGCGCGCCATCAAACAACTTGCTCTTGGCGCTGTGCTTATGTCCTGGCTCGAATGGCATACGAATACGCGCTAAGTGCTTGATTTCCCAGCACTTGCGGCCTTCCCCCGGCGACAGGGACAGTTGCGCCCGAAAGCAAGCCCGCCATGCAAAACGCCCCATCCCGGGGCGCTGCTCGTCTAAGCCTGCGGGGACACCGCCGCCTCCAAGATGGATGGGCGCGTCCTATGCCTATGGGCTCACACGTTCTCCGAAGCGTGCCACAGTTCGGCGGGTGCGTCAAGCGCCCCTGTTCTTCAGCATGTCCCGCGCATCAATGACCGTCTGCTTGAGCCCGTCGAGCGTCAGCCCCAGCGCCTGCGCCATCCTGCGGGGCGCCACCGGGTAGACGTAGTGCCACTGGATTGAATGCCGATGCAACTCAGGCAGGCCGATGAACACCTTTTGCACGCGCACAGCATCGCCCGTGTCCACCGGGTCGCTCACGCTGTGCCCGCTGTATTGGTCGCTGCTCCTGTAGCCCCGAAACATCGGGCTGACTGCTGCGTGACCTGATCCGCGGCACCAACGCGCCCAGTTGCGCAGCCTGGCGTCAATCGGCCACTGGCGCTCGGGGATTGCGTGGAAGTCGATCTCGTCTCGTGTCATCGCATCCCCTACAAGCTGCGCGCCAGCGCGGTCGTTATCTCGGCAGTGACTGTTTTTGCGGTCAAGGCGTTCACGGCCACCCCATCAACTTCTCGCGGATGGCACAAGCCGCCGCCTCCACGCTGACATCGCAGCCTTCCTTGATCCACACGCGCCAAGGCTCTTTGTTGCGCCTGTAGGCCAGCATCGGCTGCACTCCCTCGCGCTCGGCCTGCTCGACGGCTTGACGCCACCATGTCGGCCGGCTCAGGCTCTCGCAGCGCTTCACCTCGATGGCCCATCCCTTGACCATGAGGCAGTCGGCACCGCCGCCGCGGGTCTGCTGCAAGTTGCGGGTCAGCATCTCGCCCAGCTCAGCGCCAAGGATTGCCAGGAACTCGCGTTCACCACGGGCGCCTTTGTTGCGGCTCATGCGGCCCATCACACCGCCTCCGCCATCAGCAGCCGCTCAAGCGCCAGCGCCAGCGCGACCCGGCTGGGTGCGTGGTGCCGCTCCTGCATCACCCTGATGTCGGCCTCGACGGTGTGGCGATGCACGCCAAGGGCTGCGGCGATTTGGGCGTTGCTCATGCCTTCCAGCAGGCAGGCGGCTACTCCTGAGCGGCGGGCTTCGGTGTTCATGCTGCCCTCGCCACAAACCCCGGGCAGCGTTGCGGCAGATTCGCCAGCGCAGGCCCGACGACTGGCGCACCGATGCGGGCTTGCCGGAAGTTGCCGCACTGCCACGGGCGGAAGTGGCGGCAATCCACGCAGCGCACGCGGGGGTCTAAGGGGTCGGTCATGCGGTCCTCACGGCTTGTTTAACGCGCGCCAGCAGCTCGGCGGGCGCTTTGGTGGCCTTGTGCTCTCGCTGGCGCTGTAGCTCGGCCTCGGCCAGTGCGATGCCGGTCGGTGGTGGCGCGTCCACACGCTGCGCCGGCAACTCATCGGGCTTCAGCCACTCAGCCTCCAGCCCTTGCGAGCCACGGCGGCACCAAACGCGCAGAAACGCCTCCAGAGTCATGCCTGCCTTGCCTGCCTCGGTCACAGCCCCGTCGAGCGTGGTCTGCGTCACCGGGGCGCGCTTGGCTTTGCGTAGGTGCAGCCAGTCAGTCCAGACCTGTTCCGCAACATCGGGGGGACGCGCCAAAGGCGCAGCGCGCTTGCGCGCGGATACGCCCTCGTCTACGTCTACGTCTACGAATACGTCTAGGCGCGCATCCGCTTCGCCCTTGCTTGACACTTGCGTAGCATCTGCTGCGCATTCACTTGCAGGCGATGGGAACTTGCTTTCCTTTGCCCGCACCTGCTGGCGGAAGTCGAGCAGTTCTAGGTAACGCTCCCCGTCCTTAGCCGGGTACACCCTTACAAGGGCCGCTTCGACCAGCACGGTCAGCCACTTCCCTACGTCCGAGTCGGAAACCTTGCTCAACTGCCGCGGGTAGCAGGCCGCCCGCAGCATTCCGTGGTCGGCGTAGTACCGACCGAAGTCATCGACGACAGACATCAGCCGCCGATAGAACACCTCTTCTGCCCAGCCCAAACGCGCAAGGCGCGGGCTTGTCAGGATGCCTTCGCGGAGGATGCGGTTAGGCACTGGCGGCCCCCTTCCTGTCTCGCTTGATCTTCATGTAGCGCTCATAAGCGGCGCTCTTCGGCTGCGTCAGGCCAAGCCCCTTGCACCACCAATCGTTGCGTAGCAGCACCTTGCACATGCGCCGCCACGAAGGCGCCCAATACTTCTTTTCAAGCTCGGGCGGAGCGAAGTCAGGGATGCCGCTGCGATAGCCCCGCTTGTGCCAGCCGTGCAGCCACTCGCGGAAACGCTTCGTGTAGTGCTCGCGCGTGACTTCCGGCATCGTCGCCAGCAGCAGATTGCAGAAGCTGCGCCACGTATGCCCAGGCGGCAGCGTGATCTTGTTGTAGCCGGTGACGTTGCCGCGCTCCTCAATGTAGAGGGCGCCGCTGTTTGCGCCGTTGACGCGGGCGACTACTCGGCCCCAGGTTTGGGGCTCAATGAGATGGTATAGCCAGAGTCCGCGTCTTTGATCATCCCCGTATGGCTGGCAGAGCCGCATCTGGTGCAAGGACACGCCGGCCAATTGCATACGGTCATAGACCTCGTTGTGAGGCTTTCCGGGGTCTGCGGCGTGGTACTTCCAAATGTCGGTGACGTGCCAATCGTAGATGGGGTAGACGTTGTAGACCTCATCGACGACCTTCGTTGTCCAGCGCTTGCCAAAGTGAGTCTCCTTGTCCCAAACCGCAATGGTTCGGAATCGGTTCAGGCTTTCGTCGGAGCGGATTCCAATGCAAGCCGCGGTGGTTCTGCCCCGGCCATACCAGACGGCGAACAGTTCGATGAACTCTTCAAACTCCATGCGCGGCTGGAAAAAATCAAAGAACGATGGATCGGAAATGACGCCCAATCCTTTCGGCATGGGACGAACCCAATCATCTTTTCGCTCGGGGTCCCAGGCGCACCAGACAGGCTCATAGTTGCTTACCGCGTTGCGCAGCTTGATAGGAAGACAAACCCAGTAGGGTTCAATGTGATCGGCGTACATGCGGAGCATTTCCTCCGCGTGCTTGATGGTCAGTTGATACTGCGCCTCAAGATCAATCAGCAGCACTCCAACCTTACGGCCGCGCCGGATGGCCTCATCCATGACGAGGTGCATCATGACGCTCGAATCCTTGCCGGCGCTGAAGCTGATGTAAACCGCCTCGAAGTGGTCAAACACGTAGCGCACGCGGTCCCTAGCCGCTTGCAGCACGTCAACGCCAATGCGCTTCTTAACCGCGGCCATCAGTAAAGCTCCGCCTCAGTCCGGCCGCCGGCCTTCTCGTGGTCCACCGGCTCTCGCCCGTTGGCAGCAAGCCAGCGATTCAGATACTCCAGCGCCAGCGCATCAGCCGCTGCTTTCTGCGAATCCGTCAGGCGGTGATAGCCGCCACGGCAGCACGATGGCAGCCCGAGCGCATACGCTACTGACGCTTGCCCAAGCCACGCGATGCGGTTCATGCGGTCATTGGTTAGGCTGTGCTCGCACGAATACTTCCACTCTGTCGTGACGCCATGCAGCGCCCGGCCAAACGCATCAAGATCAGCCAGAAACACGCCATAGGCGGCCTCGCCCTCTTCTTGCGTCATGCTCTTCGGGCGCTCGTCATAGAACCCGGCCCTAAAGCACTCCCACCGCTCCCATGTGTGATAAACGCGCCCCTTGTCGTCTGCCTCAAAGTCAGGGATCACGTCATCCAGAATTTCGCCAGCGGCGGAGTCGCTACGGTCAACCTCCCAAGCTTCTGAAAACTGCTGATCTTTGAATGCCTCCGCCAAGCCGGTGATCTGGCACAGCCGCAGCACTTCGTCAGCGTCCATGCCAAGGTCTTTGGCGATGCGCTCATCGCTCCAGTTCCGGCGCTTCAGCTCGATAACGATGTCGCTCATCGCTTCGACCTTGTGTTTACCGCGGGCGCGGTTGTGGCGGATGGTTGACGCCATCCGGTCGGCAAGCCCCTCCTGCGATTGCTTGATTCGCACGACAGGCAGGTATCCGTGAACGCGGGCCCTTACATCGGCGCATTCTTTGCCCACTCGGTTGCGGTGGAATCCGTCAATGACGGTGCGCCCGCCTGATTCGTCAAGCATTGACACGATAGGCTGCGTGTAGCCGTCCGCCATGATCGACACGCGCAACAACTCCATTTCAGGCGGAGCTACGCTATTGGGGTTGTAGTCGTTGGCCTGCACGCTCTCGCCAGCGACCCACTCCACAAAATCAACCGGCTCCCCCGCAAAGGGGCTTTGCTGGTGGATCAAGTGGCGCAGTGCGTTGATTGCACGAATGCGGTCTGTCAAAGGCAAGTCCGCCAGCCGCTCGATAAAAGGCCGAGCGCTATCCACGACAGCATCCGCCAACTGTTCATCAAACAAGTCTCTGTTCACGCCCCCACCTCCTGGCGCAGCACCGGCCCGGCCGAATACACCGCGAGCTGTCCCGGCCGCCAGTTGCAGGCGATGACGCCCTGCCGCACGGCATAGCGCAAGCTGTTGCGCACGGTGCGAACGTCGGAGACTTCCCACTTGGCGAGCACGTCGTGAGACGTAAGCTCTTCGTCGGGGTTGCGGCCGAAATACAGCACCACGCGCTCGCGCAGGGTCATGGGGCTGTCGCTCATGCGTCATCCCGCCACAAAGGGGAAAGCGCGAACTCTTCCGGCGCTGGCCCTGACTTGCCGTAAGGCTTCACACGCTTGCGGCTGTCGAGAATGCCCTCGTCTTCCAGCAGGCGCAGCAGCTTGAGCTGGTCGCCATTGCGCGGCACGTCGAGAGCCGTCATCAGCTCGTCGCGTGTCATCCAGCCGTGGCGGCGGATCGTCTTGAGAATCAGGCAGATGCGGCGCGTGTGGTGGCCGGTGTAGTGCGGGCTCGTCATTACTCGCCACCTGTGCACAGTGTGTTTGCACCCATCACCCGCTCGGACGACACGGCGTAGGGATGGTCTGCGGCGGCCGGGGCTGCGACAGTCTCGGCATGGATGAATCCCTGCTCACACGCACTCAGCACGAACGGCGTGCGCGGGCCGGCTTTGCTCAGGTAGCGGGCGCACTCGTTTTTCCGCGGGCAAAGGCCGGAGCCGTGCGGGGCGTGCCCGCCGCAGCGGGTTACGTCGTTCGGCAGCATCAAGCCCCCTGCTGCGCGGGTTCGGCCCGGTTCCGCTGCTTACGGCTCTCGATGTCCTGCAGCATCTCCTCGACCGTGACTGCGCCGGCCGTCCACTCGACGATGCGCCGCAGTTCCTCAACCGGGGGGCCGTCCTTACGCCACAAGCTGACGGCGGCTTTGCCGACGCCGAAGTGGGCCGCCATCGCAGTAGCCCGGCCAGGCTCTGCGGAGAGGTAGTCATGTAGTCGCATGGTTGAGGAGTTTATAAACCGATGACCCTTCCGTCAAGCGGTCCATGAACCCCCGTTTGCGACAATCTCAGCCGCCATGCAACACTTTCGCCGAGCAAAACTGCGCCACCTCATCGCTGAGCGATTCAGCGGGAGCAGGGAGAAGTTCATGGCGGAAACGGGGCTGAATAAATCACGCCTGTCGCAACTTATGAGCGACGGCTACCCCTTTGGCGAGCGTGCCGCGCGTGAGCTTGCGCTGCGGCTGGGCCTGCCCGAAGACTACTTTGAGACGATGGACGAGCGCACCGCGCAGCTCGCCATGCGCTTCAACCAGCTTCCCGAGCCGATGAAGGCCAAGTGGGAAGCTCTTGCCGCCATGCTTGGCGACGACACCTCCAAACCCTGAGCTATCGCCGACCCCTCGAACGGGTGTGACAATTCACCTGTTCACTTTTCGCTTGACTTCTGGTTGAGGGGTTCATAAACTTCTTTCCATCGGCCCACAGAACCCCGCGATCTTGCGGAGGGCCGGGAAGGACAAGGCGATGAACGGCTACGCGATCTTCGGCCAGCCCCCGCAGTTCCCCAACACCCGCGGCGGCGCTGGCTACATCAGCGCTGGCAAGCCCAGCCGCCAGGACATGGACGACATCCACTTGTCTGACCGCCTGACTGAGCTGATCGAGGACGAGATCGACAACCCTGCCGGCGAAGCGCTCATGGCGCTGTACGACACGAGCGGCAACAGCGATTGCCAGCCCATCGACAAGCTGAAGGCGCAGTGTGACGCCGACAACCTGGACGACTGGATTCGCCTGCTGCTGCGCTGCCCGACTGCTGACCTTGAGTTGGTGGGGCTCAACTTCCGCTGCTGGGCTGACAAGCACCTTGAGCGCAAGGCCGACGAATACGGCTGGACGGAGCGCGCTCAGCAACTGCTGATCGAGGAGAGCGCGGAATGAAGCCCACCCGCCTGCAACCGCTGCGCCCGAACCGCTTTCTGTTCACGCGCGGGCTGGGCCTTGTGCTCTGGCTGCGCGCTGTTGCCGCCTACGCCGCCCGTGTGGCGATTGGCGGGTTTCTTCTCATCGCTATGGGCTACCTGCTGGCTCAGGGCGCCACTGGCAACTGACATGGGACTCATCATGAGCGAAACACAATGG